AGTTGGCGTTGACACCTACAGCGCGTCGCGAACCGACGCCACCGGTCACGCGGACGTAGCCTGGGCTGTCATGCACGCCCTGCAGTACGAACCCCTCAACACGGACAAAAAGCGGCGCAGTCGCTACGCACTCACTGGATCAACTTCCCATGGCAAAACCCAAAACCCTGCAGCAGGAAAAACCGGCGCAACGGCCCATGCGTGCATTCACATTCGGTGCGCCGGAATCCGTGCTGACCGACAATATCGCTCAGTACCTGGGCGTGTTTCCCAGCGACGACGGACGCATCTATACGCCGCCAGTGTCGCGCAGGGGCCTGGCAAGACTGCTCAAGGCCAACGCGCACCACGGCGCGATACCAGGGTTCAAGCGCAATCTGCTGCTGCGTGAGTTCATCCCTTCAGCCGGACTGTCGGTGGCCGATATGAGTCGGGCCGCACTGGACTTCATGGTTTTCGGCGAAGCGTACTTCTACCGGGTGCCCAATATGCTCGGCCAGATCCTTGAGCTGCGACACCTGCCCGCTATCAACATGCGGGTAAAGGTCGACGGCGGTTTTGCTCAGCTGGAACAGAATGGTCAGCAAACGGAGTTTGACGCTGACGAGATCGAGCATGTTCTCAACTACGACGTGGAGCAGAACATCTACGGCGTGCCTGAGTACTTGGGTGGTCTGCAGGCGTTGCTGCTCAACGAAGCCGCCACGCTGTTCCGCCGGCGCTACTACAGCAACGGCGCACATGCTGGTTACATCTTCTACACCAACGACCCGAACCTGACCGAGGAGGACGAAGAGGAGTTGCGTGCCCAGATCACAGCCAGCAAGGGTGTGGGCAACTTCCGTTCGATGTTCGTCAACATTCCAGGCGGTTCCGAGAAGGCCATTCAGATCATCCCGGTGGGGGATTTTCAGGCAAAGGACGAACTGGAGAAGGTGAAGAACATCACCCGTAATGACGTAATCGCAGCCTGGCGCATGAACCCCGCATTGGCAGGGATCATCCCCGAGAACAGTGGCGGGTTCGGCGATATCGAAAAGATTGATCGCGTGTACACCAGCAACGAAATCAGGCCGATCTGTCAGCTGTTTGACCAAGCCAACTCATCATTACGGGAAGACAGGCGGTTTGCCTGGAAATCGGTGCCGGATACATCTGTAACGGCCTGATATGACCGAAAGCACAAATAATGCCAATAGAGATATGGCAAAATAGTAGCCATAGGATGGCCCTGGGGAGGGAACATGCGAATTTATTGCACAACATGCGGGCACAAGGGACGAATCAGTTCACGGGAGGAAGTGACCAGGGCGTATGTAAAGTTGTACTGCCAATGCCTTGATGCAAAGTGCGGTCACACATGGGTGGCCAACTTGATGTTTTCGCACACGCTCAGGCCGTCCGGGCAGCAGCTGGACGTGATGCTGTTCGACCGGCTACGTGATCTGACACCTGACAAGCAAAAGGAATTGTTTGAGCAGTTGGGTATGCAGGCAGTAGCTTGATGGGTCGCCAACGTTGTGTCGGCGATCCATCAACGCCTAGCCGGAATTAATCTCCAACCCGCAATTAGATCGATGCTTGCTCTTGCTCAAGGATCGCTAACCCGGAGGTGAGGCGCAGGAGCTGCTGCTGATCCCGCTCTGATATACGCCGATGAAGCTCGATCAAAAGCCGCTCTTTGGGGCTGATGATCATCCACCCGTGCTCAGAATCAACTGCGCAATTATTTTCCATTTCGACGTGATCCAACATACGGACCGCTCCTTTCTATAAATTTCGGAGCGGACGTAGACGCTGTGTTTCGGGATAGGAAAACGCTGCTAGACATATTTTCGAACAGATATTTGAGATGCTTATTTCTTGTCTCTTTCAGCTACCGCACCTAGCGCGTCAACCATCCGAAGCACTGTTTCTTGGTCATGGGGGGGCAAAGCTCTCAGGCGTGCCAAGAGGGTGGCTTCGCTTCCGGATATGCCTGTCACGGTTGGGGCGCTTCTTATACCCGTTACGACATACAGGACGTCGAGGCCAATGCTGTGGAGGGCCTTTAAATAGCCAGTATCTGGACGTCGTTCATTTCGCTCATAACTTCCCTGAGTATTACGGGTCACGCCGCCAATTTCGGCCATTTCCTCCTGCTTCAGGCCCAAACGATTCCTTTCTTCACGCAGGCATTCTCCCGCGCTCAAATCCGAGAATTCTCCCGAAGACAAATTTTTCAAACATGGGACCCTTTACAAGACAAATTAACTGGTCATAATCGGCACTGTACGAACACCAACACACACCAACGCACACGAGCCAACACTATGCCCGCCACTCTCACACCCGAGCAAGCCCGTGAGTCCCTTGATCGTCGAGGCGAAAGCATTGCGGAGTTCAGCAGGAAGCATGAGTTGAACAAGAATTTGGTTAGCGACCTTTTAAACGGCCGCAAAAAAGGTCGCCGAGGGGAGGCACATCGCGCCGCGGTTTTGCTAGGTATCAAAGACGGTGTGATCGCACAGTAATGGCGCAGATCAGCAGGGAAAAGCAGAACATGAAAAGTCCAGTTCTAAAGACACGCCGCGAAGTAGTTAGCGCGATCATCTGTAGTTATCCAGGCGGACGTGAATGCGCTGCAGCCCGGATCGGTCTTGCCTTGAAAAAATTTGATAACCACGCCTACGAGAACAACAACAGTCGGCCACTGACAGACGCACAGTTGTTTCAGCTTGAGCAAGAAGCAAACACCCAGCACCTTCCCAACTATGTCGCCTCGATGTACGGCGGTCTATTTGTCCCACTACCGGACCCCGAAACGAATGACAACGTCGAGATGTACACGCTGTCCGTCAATGTCGCTGCAAAGCGTGGATGTGTGGACCAAGAGATTGCCAAAGCACTTGCAGACGGCTGCATCAATGAGGCCGAGGCCGAGCACATCTTGAGCGCCCACAACCTGCACATGGCAGCGCGTCATGCGGAAGTATTGGCAGCGATAGATCTGTACCGCGCCAAATCAGGGACCGAAAAATGATGAACGCTACAGTCGATATGGATTACCAAGAAACTATTCGCGCAGCAGCTCAGGCGTTCATCGAACGCCATCAGGGCGAACACCTCGGCGATCTTGGCCAACTGCTTGGTCGAGCGACCGACCACCTGGTTGAAAGCCTTGAGGTAAAGGAGCCACTCGCTAACCATCTAGTTCACCAGGCCTACAGCAACGTGTTGGCTGTTAACGGTCGGCAGCGTATCGATCTGCAGGCGAGCGCAGAAATGACAGTAGTGATCAGTGATCCCGTCAGGGGACTCGCTTGGTCTGTCCCTGTTCACCTGATCTACGAACACCTGATCGCTGCCGGCTACGGCAAACCCGTCTCCCCCGCTACTTAAACACCCCAAACATTGCCTACCCCACAACCGTGGGTATGGGTGAGCTGCGCCCAAATTCGAGGTTTCAAGATGGGAGACGCCGTGATTATCACCACTCAACTGCCCCCAGCAGAGGCAAAAGCGCTGCTGGATGCCCTGCGTGAGCAGTACCGCTTGAGCCTCAATGAATACTGGTATGACGATCAATTCCGCTTCGTCGCGGACGGTCAGCGTCACGGTGCAATTCTCGCCCATATACCAGTTATGGCAGCGCAAAAACGCCTTATGGCAGCCCTGAGCCAAAGCCTCAAAGCAGTGAAGCATTCATGAGAGACGATCTACGCCACAACGTTTTGCAGCGCATCCAATCCGACTACGGCTTGAAGCTCCGCGAATCGACCAACTATATGCGCGGCGGCACTTGCCCCAAGTGCAATAAGAAGGAGCTATACACACGCTTCGACAGCCCGTGGCAGTTGATCTGTGGCAGGCAGGAGAAATGTGGTCACACCCTGCACGTAAAAGAGATTTACGATGATCTGTTCGAGGACTGGAGCAAACGCGCCCCTGCTACTGATAGCGCACCTACAGCAACGGCAAGGGCCTACATGGAGTTTGCGCGCAGCTTCGACATGTCACTGATCACCGGCTGGTTCACGCAGGAGACTTACTTTTCCTCACACCATGACGCTGGTAGCGCCACAGTGCGTTTCGCGCTGGATAAAGGCGGCTACTGGGAGCGGCTGATAGATCGCCCTGCCCGGTTCGGCAAGATGAAGGCGCGTTTTAAACCAGGTGAAAGTTACAAGGGCGTCTGGTGGTGTCCGCCGTGCGTCGAGTTGCTGGACGTGAAAGAGCTTTGGATTGTTGAAGGGATCTTCGATGCCATCGCACTGGTGCATAACGGCGTGGCAGCCGTATCAGCTATGTCTTCCAACGCCTTCCCTGACGAGTCATTGAAGCGCCTCGCCAAAGAGCGTGAAGGGAAGCTGCCGAAGCTGGTGTGGGCATTGGACAATGAGCCAGGCGCGCACGCGTATACCAAGCGTTGGGTTCGCCAGGCGCGTGAGCTGGGTTTTATCTGCGAAGCGGCTCAAATCCCGCAGCGTGACGGTCGCAAGGTCGACTGGAACGATCTGCACCAACGCTGGTGGGCGATCGACGAAGCTGACAAGAAGGCGGAGCAGATCCAGAAGGATCTGACGGTTGCGAGGCATAACGGTGCCCTGCTGATCGCCGACAACGCGACGGAGAAAGCGTTGGTGCTTTTCGACTGGAAGCGCCGTAGTGAATTCCATCTTGAGTTTGGAAACCGCCTTTACTGGTTCAAGCTCGACCTGGAGAAGTTCAACAGGGCGATGCAAGACCTTGAGGACAGCGAGCATCAGGACGACCAACTGCTGAACGATAAGCAACGTCGGGCAAAAGCCATGCAGCAGTGCGGCGCAATTCAACGGATCGCAACCTGCAATCCCAAAGCCCTGTACTACCAGGAAAATAAGCTAACCGACGAGTCCTGGTACTACTTCCGGATCACGTTTGCCCACGACGCCGCGCCAATCAAAAACACCTTTACCAGCTCGCAGATCGCCTCGTCCGCCGAGTTTAAAAAACGTCTGCTCGGGATTGCTCCGGGCGGGATGTTCACCGGCACCACGCAGCAACTGGACGCATTCATTGAAGAGCAGACAAACGCACTCAAGACAGTGCAGACGATCGACTTCACCGGCTACACCCGCGAACACGGTGCTTACGTTTACGGCGACGTGGCCGTGCGCGAAGGCAAGGTTTACAAACTGAACGAGGAAGACTTTTTCGATATGGAGAAACTGAGCATTAAAACGCTCAGCCAATCCGTCATGCTGAATATCAACACCGACTTGAACAAGTTCACCACGCGCTGGCTCGACATTCTGTGGCAGTGCTTTGGAGCCAAGGGGATCGTTGTTCTGGCTTACTGGCTGGGGGCATTGTTCGCGGAACAGATCCGGCAACACCAGAAAAGCTACCTATTCCTCGAGGTGGTAGGCGAAGCCGGAGCCGGTAAGTCCACGCTCATCGAGTTTCTGTGGAAGCTACTCGGTCGCCTCGACTACGAAGGGTTCGACCCTTCCAAGGGCACACCAGTTGCCCGCGCACGTAACTTCGCCCAAGTCGGCAACCTGCCAGTGGTACTGATCGAATCCGAACGAGAAAAGACCGACGGCAGCGCCACGAAGCAATACGACTGGGACGAGCTGAAAACCGCTTACAACGGACGGAGCGTCCGCTCGACCGGCGTCAAGAATAACGGCAACGACACTCGGGAACCGCCGTTCCGTGGAGCCTTTGTATTTGCACAGAACCATGCCGTTAACGCTTCGGAACCCATCCTGCAGCGGATCGCCCACGTAGGCATGACCAAGGACGGTCAAACAGCCAAAACCAAACTGCTGGTGGAAGAGATCGAGCAGATGCCCGTCGACAAGGTGAGTGGCTTTCTGTTGATGGCAACAACCCGGGAAGCGCAAGTGATGCATACCGTGAAAACGAGTGTGCCGCTCTATGAACAGCGGCTGCTGCAGTTGCCCGAGATCCGCACGGTGCGTATCGCCAAGAATCACGCCCAGTTGCACGCGCTGGTCGACGCGCTGGTGCATGTCGTCCCGCTGCAGCAACACCAGGTCGATGCCGCCCATGCCGAGGTACAAAGCATGGCCAAAGAGCGACAGCTGGCAATCAACGCTGATCACCCGATGGTCGTTGAGTTTTGGGAGCTTTACGAATACCTGAATAGTCACGCCGGCGCACTGAATCACTCCCGCAATGAGGGGCTGATTGCCGTCAACCTGAACGACTTCGCGGAAGCGGCTGCAAACAAACGGCAGAAAGTCCCGGATCTGGCCGAACTCAAACGTCACCTGAAAACCAGCAAGTGCCCGAAGTTCATCGAGACGAACCGCAACGTGTGTTCGTCCTGGGATATCGACGCCGCTGATAAACCGAAAACCGTCCGGTGCTGGATCTTCCAAGCCGCTTGATCACCAACCACCAGAGGGAGCGCGATGCAAATTCAAGTGATTGTTGAGGCCCGTGCCAACAAAGCAGAGGACTCCGTTGGCTCGGTAATGGCCGGGCTCAAGCGAACTGAGCATGGCTATCCGTTGATCCATGCGGATGCTTACGCCGTCGAGGGGCTACTGGGAATTTTGGATGTACGCGCCGCTCGGGGTGAGCGGGAACTGATGGTGCTGCAGTGCGGCCGGGAGCAAATCCAGGCGGTGCTGGAGTGGCAGTCCGAAACGGAAGACCTGCTCAATCTCAAAGACCTGGTGATTCACCTGGTGCGTAAGGCAGAAATTTAGCCATCGGACAGGGACACCGACGAAGTCGACAAAAAACGGCACTGGGGAGTTGCAGCTCCCCCGTACCCACCACAACGAAGGAGTACGGCTATGAAAACGAAACACCTCGATCGCGGATGTGCAGAGGCTAGCACACCATCCCGAAAACACATTTTTGTCGCCATGATAGGTGCGGCACTCATCGGCTACTTGGTGCACAAGACTCCCGATGCACGAGGCCGACTGGAAAAACTGGCCAGCTTGGCGCAACGCCAAGGGGAGCTGACCGCCAGCGATGCGTTGGTCATCGCCCAGATCCTCGCCCGTCCAACCGTCAGTAATTGAGTCGCCAGGTTCTGGCTTTTAGCACCAGGGCGAAGCTATACACTCCCTCTGGTTGCTGCTTCCTGCAGAGAGCAAACATGAATTCCCCAACAAACAATGTCCTCACCTTTGAGGACCTGCAGCGCATCACCGGCTACCAGCGCCGCTCCGACGTCGAACGTTCGTTGATCACTCAGGGCATACGTATGTTCCGAGGCCGCACTGGCCCTTGGACAACGCTGGATCTCATTCACCATGCTGCAGGCATGGAGTCCGTAACCTCAGAGCGCTATGACACCAACATCCTATGAGGAAAGCGCGTAAGCGGAAGCATAATCCGCACATTCCCCCACACATAGATCAGGCCGCTCTTCCAGCGGCCATCTACTTTGATCATCGCAACGCCGGCGTCTGGTACACGTTGCATTACGACGAGACCGGCAAACAGCGTCGGCGTAACGTAGCACCAGGTGACGTGACCCTTGCCGAGCTGCATCAGATCATGGAGCAAACCTCGGGCGTCGACCAAGGCACCTTACGTTACGTCTGTGCGCAGTTTCACCAGAGCGATCGCTACAAAAAGCTCAGTCTCAAAACTCACCACGACTATTGCTATTCGCGGGACGTTCTGCTCAGCATCCCGACCCGGCTGGGCAAGCCATTGGGAGATCTGCTGGTGAAGAAATTCACGGCAGCATTGATCCAGCGGATTGTCGATCGCTTAGCCGACGAGGGCACGCCGTCCAAAGCGGCGCATGTCCTGAGATACCTGCGACGGGTGCTGCAGTGGGGCCGCAATCGGGGCTATCTCGACAGCAACCCCGCGCAGGGTATCGAAGCGCCTGTGGAGCGCAAGCGTCGACGTTTGCCGGAACACCTGGTTATGGAGACGCTGGTCGACCGCGCTCTGGCGTTCGGTCGCTTGGCCAGAAACGAGAAAGGCGGCTGCCCGGAGTACCTTAGCTACGTCATGGAGATTGGTTATCTGTGCCGTTTACGGGGCATCGAGACAATCACGCTGACCGATGCTCATGAACTGGCCGAAGGGATAATGACCAACAGGCGCAAAGGCAGCCGGGACAATATCGTCCGCTGGACACCGCGACTGCGCGCCGCATGGGAAGGAGCAAAGGCATACCGAGCCAAAGTATGGGCAAGCAAATCAACGGTGGTTCCGATTCGTCCCGATCGGCGCTACATCATTGTGGCCAGCCATGGAGGAGCATTACGCAAGTCCAGCCTGGATACGGCCTGGCAACGGTTTATCACCTCGGCCATTGAAGACGGCACCATCTTGGCCGAGCAACGCTTTGGGCTGCATGATCTTAAGCGGCGTGGTATCACCGACACGGCCGGCACCCGTGCAGACAAACAGGAGGCAAGCGGCCACCGGGACGGGGCGATGATGGATGTCTACGACCTCAGCGTCCCGCTGGTCAATGCGTCCCAGCAGTAGCACCAGGCGTAAGATTCGGACTGAAACGTGCGTATCCCGACCGATTCAGCGAAACGTCCGATTGCTGTCAAACTGGACAAGATACGCAGCGCTGCTAGGCAGGAGCGTACCGGCAACCAGCAACTGCCCCTACCGGGGCAGGCAAAGATGTGACACACGACAAACCTGAAGCAGGGGTGCAAAGGGAAATTTGTTACGTTAACCTTCATAACAAAGGTTACTCGGCCTCAACTGTAAATTTATCTCCAAGGAGCAGGAATGGCATTTGACGCATTTATCTGGATTGACGGTATCGCCGGAGAATCTAGGGACTCGGCCCACCAGGACTGGATTGAGGCCAGTGCATTCAATCTAGCGGCAACGCAGGGTGTGTCTAGAACGGCCAGTTCTTCGGGCGGTGCAACCGTCGGCCGTGTCTATCTTAGTGATTTCAGCATCGTGAAGTTAGTTGATTCATCGACACCAAAAATCTTTCAAGCTTGCTGCGCTGGCCAACATCTGAAAAAGGTAATTTTGAGCCTATATCGTGCAGGCGGTGAAAAACAAAAGTACATGGAAGTCACCTTTGAAGAAGTAATCATCAGCGGCGTTGAGTCAGGAAACCTTTTCGACAGAAAACCCTCATCATTTCCTGAAGAGGTTATTCGCTTTGACTACGCCAAAGTAAAAATGATCTATTCGCAGCAAAGTAGAGAATCCGGACTGTTGATCGGACAAATTTCCGCAGGATGGGATCAGATAAGCAATAACACTTACGCATAAGGATATTATGAGTGGCCAGAATATATTGTTATGACGGAGACTGTGGACTCACTGCAAATCAGTTGCTATGGATAATTGCAGCTGAAACTGCAATGGAGGAACTGGGACTCGATGATGTTACAGCTGCCTTTGGAATAGTGACAGGGGCTAACATAATTCCCACACGTACAAAGCCCGGGGGAGCAACCAAAAATACGTCCATTCTTTCTTTGTTATTAAGACGCGCACTTAAGAACCGGCGTTTCCCTGGAGGCTACAGGGCTCCATCAATAGTAGGCTGGCGCCCCCCGCACATTCGCAGAACGCCGAGCATTGCTGCTTTCATAGCTCGCGCGATCCCTGTCGCAGGCTGGGCGTATACAGCGGCGGAGCTAGGACTGATAGGCTATAAGACAGTTGTAACTTATAACTCCATTGTGGACACCGAAGATCAGGTTTTCTAGCAATGAACGAGCCCCTTGATTACAAAATATTGGATAACATTGTCGTCTGCATCCAAGACACCGTAGGCTTTGGAAGAAAGGCATTTGAAAGCTTTAGCTTGGCAACCGATGTTGCAAGGGACCTCGGCATAGATGGCGACGATGCCAATGATCTGATGGTCGAGTTCTTCGAAAGGTTTTCTATTGATCTTAACGATTACGACCCTTATCGGTACTTCCTGGAAGAAGGTTACAATTTTTTTTCCTTCAGGCGCGCTAAAGACAGACGCGGAAACATACCGTTAAGAGTGGGCATGTTGTATCTAGCCTTAAAGTCAGGACGTTGGGATACAGAAGAATTTGAGCAAGCCAAGTTTAGTGATGCTCCATTATATAAGCGTACAGAAGATATACCAATTGATGGCTACAAGATAAAGAGCCGCTGATCTTGTCTATGAGATCAGCGTGGCGGAGATTTCCCGGATGTATAGCCTTGAGGAGCCCACGACCCACCAATTTCTATCGAAAAAGAAAAGCTCCCGAGGCAAAGCTCATAAGGCAGCTTTGGCATGGGGTATGATTGCTGCACTCAAAGGAGGAATAGTCAATGACGCTTGGCCAATTCGAAAGGTATAAGCCGAAATTTTTGAAAATTTCGGCTTACCCTTTTTAATTAACTGCTTACTATCAGACAATTTTTAGATTGTATTTACCAATTTCCAGAACGTGCATAGGTTCGCCGCAAGGGTAAGCCATGCTCTTGTCGGATGGAGTTCTCGCTGGGCTCCCCTGAGTTTGCATATTTGCCAAGCCCTACTGCTCTTAACTCTTCCTTGCCAGACGGTGTGGAAGCGGATGATGCAGACCTGGTCACTTCACCACCATATTTGAGAGTGCCAGCCAGGTGATGCTTAGCGTGAATGAGCTCATGAGCAAGTGCAACATACGCAATCTCGGGGTTGGCACCTTCCACCGGAACACCTTGCTCATTAAGGTTGGGCTCCGCGGTATGCTTACTCCAAGGGATTTCAGAAGCAACGCCCCGTTTACTAAAAGCGCTGCTTCCGCTTGCATTTTTTATCAACGCTTTATCAAATGTCTTCTGATCTGGATTAGTTCCTAAATTTTCCCACTGTTCTGGAGTCAGCCTGGGTTTAGCAACAATCGCTTGTCCTGGGCCCGCTTCGACTATAGTCACCTTTTTATCATGATCGGATAATGCCTCAACCTCTTGAAGAAGACGTCTGCCACTCTTACCCTCGTCAATTTTCTGAAGGGCTTCAGTAACCTCGTGGCGAAAGTAAGGAGAAGTGTGCGCGCCGATACCAATGCTTGGATAACGGTTCATCTTCATTTCCTCTATGCAATTGTTGATGACTTCAGTGGATTTCTTGCGTCCTCGACTGTCGTTTTTAGTGCTTCACGGATGGGTTCACTACGAAACCACATCAGGCGGTGAGTGGCTCCATTCAAAAAAAAATTCCACTTGCGGTACTAAATTAAAATTTACTTGAATCCATTTTTCCGCTGCTTTATTTTACTTAAAATACCCGACCTTAAAGTTGTAAATGGATTCAACCTCTATTACCGAGCCTTAAAAAAATTAAAACAATTCAATATGATGGATCTCTGCCAAACATCTTTTTCAAGGGAGCGTGAAATTGTAGGCATTAATTTCTATACAACTGGGATTTCCAGCAGAATAGATCCTACATCGTTAGAGCATCAGGATATTTACCTGAAAGCACTAGCGACGATACCCAGTCTGAGTCAAAATTTGGGGTCGTTTCAAGTCTCTGATAAGTTGATGTTCCTGACTCAGCCACTGGTTTTCAGTATAAAGCTGAAGGCACCTATCGAACCACGACCCAAATTTTTTTCAGTTGTGAACGTTGACGATGTAGGTCTCCCCTGCCCCTTCTTTCACCAGCACCTAAACCTGCCAAAAATTTGGAAAGATTAGCCACCTACGTTCGTCACCTTGAACCTTATCTGGGTGTATCTCAGTTTCCGGATCACGTGGTTGCGATCGACGGTAAGCTGCTGGCTAAACTCGCGAGCTGGTGACTCGATGTGGGCACTCGCCCTTGTCAGCTAGCTCACCCCACGTAATAAGGGAAAAAAGGGCTCGGTAACAAGCTCGTCTCAGCGAGGGGCCACGTAACAAGAGAATCTGTAACCTATTGATTTAGTTACTTAAAGCACCTTCCTTGTAATCAGTAGGTCCCGGGTTCGACTCCTGGTGCCGGCACCATATAAAACAAGGGCTTGCAGCGATGCAGGCCCTTTGTTTTTCTTTATTACGTACAATTCAACGTACAAATTCTTATGCGTACCCGATCACCAGGCCTTGTTTAGCTCAGCCATAGCGAAGGGGCGGACTGAAAATACTAAGCGTTTTTCGACGTCGAACGGCGAAAGAAAATAGCAGGTAAATCGGTCACGCATGCTTGTCTTAGCCGGAGCACCCTCCAATCAATTTTTGATTGTCCGTTCATATCAATCTGCGCTTGTGTTGCTTTGGGCCGAGGTCCTCCCCGGCCGCGGCTTAATTCGCCTAGTGGATGACGTGATTCGGCATATCAGCCATCCCTCACAGACTCGCCGCTGGATCGAGCCTCGACTCAGGAGCCGTCAATTCTCTTAATCACGTGCTCAGGAAGACGGCCTGGCCCGAGGGTCCCGTAGACAAATACGTGTTCGATCATGACTCGTTGCCTCCTTAGGGTTGCTCTCATCACCCAAGCCTGACATTTCCGTGGCTCAGGTGCCGCACTTGAACCAGGAGCACCTGGATAGCTTCCATCATTAACCCCCACATTTTAACGCCTACTACAAGTAGAGATCAGGCCACGAAGGTCAACTTCTACATCGGGCTTACGCTTTCGCGTTGGAATCGCGTAAGAGCAAGCCGGCAGAATTTAGGTCCGTACACCATTAATCCTACGCGCTTACACAAAGTTGCAGGGGCTGGGTCATCTGGCCGACGGTACGCGGTCGACTCACGCGTCCTGAAAACTTGATTAATGCCGTCAGCTAGGAGCGCTCAACCTAGACGCTTGCGCTGGCATACGCTAGGGAGACGCTGATTTA